AAACATCCCCTCCAAAAGAATCTCCTAATTCAATATATTGATCATCTAAAGCATTGTTATCCAAGAGAATATTATTATATGTGCCACTTACTTCTCCTCCAAAAGATGTACTTGTTATAAGATCGTCTGTTGAATCCTCATCTAAATTTGGTGGCTTATTTATTAAATTATTCCAATCTAAATTATCATTAATTTCTAAAAATATTGTTTTAAAAAAATTCGTTAAGCTTGTTATATTTATTGCAAAAGTAGTGTCTGTTAATGTTAAATTAGATCCTGCAGTGTAGGTTGTATCAGTATCGTTATCGACAAAATCAGCGAATCCTATTGTACTTGTAAAATTTAAATCAGTAAATTTTCCAGAGAAATCATCACTATTATTCTTATCCCATTCTGTTGTTTCAGAATTATAAACAATAGAATTACAGCTTTGATCTATTGAACAATTTGTATCTTCGATTATTGTGTCATTATCTACAAAATCATTAAAACCAATAGTTCCTGTAAAATTAAGATCTGTAAAATTACCTGAAAAATCATTACTTTCATTTTTATCCCACCCATTAAAGGCTGCCTCATTTCCATCTATATCTGCATCTGTATAGTGATCTAAATCTGATATTTGGTTCTCTGTAATGGTTATATTTGTCCAATTATTAGCCTGTATCCATCCATTAATTCTTAAATTATCAGCAAAAGTACTATTTGGATATAAATAAGATCCTCCATCTATCCACATATTTATTCCTCCTCCAGCACTTGTTAAAAAATCATATAATTCATAACATTGACTATTATTTGAAACATTGCAATAATAATTTGTTGAAAAATTGCTAACATTCCACAAATTGTAAAAGTTCTGAAAATTCCAATCATCAGTAGGGATTATGTCTGCCAATACTAAAGCCATCATGATCAATATAAATATTCCTATAATTAAACCTTTTTTCATGTTATATAATGCACATCTATTTTTTGTGTATCCCAAACTTTAATTAAAAATGTAATATCATTTCCTGATACTGTGTAGTCATCTGTTTTTCTTAAATATTGCGTATCTATAAAAATCATGATTTCTCCTAAGGCTCCACTTACATTGCTTGTTGTTAGTACTCTATTTGTATCTCCATCACTTCCTGTACAATCGCTTCCATTAAATCCTTCTCTTTTTAATTCTATTGCTGATGCTGTTCCTCCAGATACTTTGTGCAATAAGATATTTTCCATTATCTCACCAAATAATTTATTTTAACTTTTAATTGTGCTCTAATTGGTTGCATTAATGTGATATCTGGAGTAAATTCAAATTCTACTTTTTCTGTTTGCTTAGGAGCAATTTGTGTTATTTCTTTAGATATTTCTATATTTTCACCTTCTAATTTTAAATCAATATTAATATAATATTTTGTGTTATTATAAAGATATATTTGTCTTTTTGTAGTTTCTCCTGCAATTATTTTTTCAAATTCTATATTTTCTTGAATCTCATTCTTTTTTTCCTTGTCTAAGTATATTTTTATTTCTTCCATCTACCTTATCCTCCAATTTCTTTAGTAATGCTTCTTTTCTATTTTTAATATCTAATTCTTTTTCTTTAAGTTTTAAATTTAAATTTATTTCATCCATTCTTTCTTTTTCTGCCTTTTGCTCTTTGGTTTCTTTTGCAGAAATATAAATTACGCTAGATCTGCAATTAACATGGGCTGGAGGACAAGGCCCTTGCCATCCTGTTTGTTTATCTTTAAAATTTTCATTTAATCCAACTGTTTGACCATTAAGCCTCATACAAATTGGACTAGTTCTATCATCTTTTGTGGCTATCCATCTTTTAACAAAATCTTCGTCACTTGATTTAAAGGCTTGTAATTTTCCTTGATTTTCAGCCCTATTTGTTTCTGTTCTAGCAATCATTTCGGCTCTATTTTCTCCAATATTAAAAACTTTAGTAACTCTATTTTTTAAATTAGTAATTCCTTCACCAGCCATTATTCCTCTTTCTAGTTCAGCTCTAAGATCGTTTTTTAATTCTTCTGTAAGATCTATGATGTTATCAAAAGTATAATTTTGTAAATATTGGATGGCTCCTTTATTTATGATAAAATTTCTTTCTAATTGCTTTTCAGCATTATCCCATCCTTTCATAAATGTGTGTTTAATTACAGCATCATTAATTACTTTTAATCCTTCAAAAGTGATTATTTTTTTGATTGCTTTAGCTATAGAGTCTATACTTTTAATTTCGCTTAGTTTATCTTTGCCATATTCTTTTTCTAACAAATCTTTAAGCTTTTTTTCATTTTGTTTTATTAAATAAATTATACTTTTCTCTAATCTATCTGAATTTATTCTTTCAAATTCTTTAAGAATTAAAGGATTTTCTTCTGTTTGCATTGCTTTTTCTTTTATTTTAGAATTAGTTATTTTAGCTGCACTTTCTTTTGAATGTCCTTGTTTTATTAATGCATGATACATGGCCCACCATTTATCTGAATGTCCCATACCTGGCTTTGTTTCAATATCTTTTTTTTCTTCTAGTTTTTCCTGTTTTGTTCTTGATTCTTGAACAGTTTCTTTCTTTGTTTGTTCTACTTGTTGAAATGCTGGATTAAATCCCCCAAAAGGAAAAGGCTTTTCATCTCTAGTATTTTTTGGCTCCTTGCTTCCCCATTCTACTTCATCTAATCCTTCTTTTTGTCTTACTTCATTAATTGTTACAATTCCTGAATCTAATTGAATTTTATATAAATTTGCTTTTTTTGTTTCTTCTTCAACATCAAACATTAAAAATTTAAATTTGATACCTTCATAACCAAATTCGCTGATTATTTCTTTATTAATTCTATATTCTTCTAAACGCAATAAGGGATTAATTGCTCTTTTTCTAAAAACATTACTTTGTACTATTTGATTTGCTACACCTTTTGCATCTTCAGTATATCCTAATTCAACAGCAGTTACTCCAAAACAAGCCCATACCATTTTAGCCCACCATCTTTGACCTTCTAGTAATTCCATCTCTGAGTTTGTAAATTGTATTCTTTCAAATTTAGGTATTTTTCCTACAATAGGTATATGGTGAAATATTTTTTTCCAATTGCCTGCCGTGTCTTTTTTTCTTTGTTGTTCTTTCCATTGATCTTTAAATGCTTGCAATTCTTGAGTATCTGATCCTTCCAAACCAATAATCCCTTTAGGGATAGAGTTATCATTAAAATATTCTAAATTGTGCTCTATTGCATAAATAAGTGTTTGAATTGTATTTGCCAAAATTTCTATAGGAGATCTTCCATAAATGGAATCTGTACGAGGATGCCTTTCCATCCAAACAATTTCTTTTTTTCCAAAAGGCACTGGTCTGGCTCCTGTAATCCAACCATATTGAAAATAAGCAGCTTTTTCTCTTGCATCTGCAGCCGTTATCCATCCAGGTTCCATTAACCTCATTTCTTTTGATTCGCTAGCAATATTAGCATCAAAAATAATATCCTCTCTATCTGTATACATTCCAAATATATCGGGATTTTTTGTAAAAGTTGCGCCATCCCTAGCTACTATTTCAACCATTTCTCCAGCTTGATTGAAAATTTTATTAATCACTCCTGCATCGATTTCTAAAATATCTCTAATATATTTTCTTCTTATCTCCTCAAAACTTTCTTTATTGGTATTAGGATTTTCAAAGAATGATTTAACATGTTGAATTTCTTTATCCTTACCTTCTATTGGATCTCCTTTTTCATCTTCTGCAACTATATCCCATGGCACTGCAGAAATTTCATCTACAATTGTAGTTATACACATATCAGCATAAGGCGTACTTGCTAATCTTCTTATATTTGGTAAATCAACATATCTCGGATATCCAAAAGGAGGTTTATATAAAAATTTAGGAATGTATGCCTTAGGCAATCCATCTCGAGTTATTTCTGTTATGGAATCAATCTGTGGCACAGTTTTTTCTTTAATTAAACCAAATAAATTACTAAAGTTTCTTTTCATGAGTATGAAGGATGTGTACACAACCTGGGAAAACGGATATCGGGGTTTAAAGCTAAGATTAAAATAATAAGATTTTAACCATATTTAAATATTGTTGCTTATCTGATTTATTTTTTTCTTTTCTAATTGTTGCTATTTTTTTCAAATCTTTTGCAGTTTTTTTCTTATGACATTCTTTACATAGAGTCTGAATATTATCTAGATCCCATTCACTGCCTCCAATAGCAATAGGGATTATATGATCTCCTACTAATTCTGATGTATCAAAAATTTCGTATCCTTTCTCAACATATTTAACAAAAAGATCTCTATCATATTGTTCTGCTCTCCATTTAAAATCTTCATCATTTTCTGAATCAAATCTGGGCTTTATTGTAACGGGTCTTTTTCCACATTTAACACAAGTAAAATTATCTCTTCTGAATATTTTTAATCTAAGATCTGGCCATCCCCATGTATAATACATTGTATGGTATTTATTAGTGCATTCAACTGAACAACATCTCCAATCTTTTCTTCTTTTCCACTTACTTTTTGGCTTTCCGCATGCAGGACATTGATTATTTGCTAAGCGTGTTTTTGCTGGTTCAAATATAATTAGTTTAGTTCCTTCTCTTTTTTTCATTAATCACCTCTTGGAGAAATAAAATCAAAGGCTAGCTTTTTTTTATCTTCCCATATAAAATAAACTAAAGCATCTGCATAATCTGGACTTTTTTCTGGATCAACTACTTCTCTTTTACTTGAGCTACTTAATTTCCATTTCATTGCTAATAATTGATTTGTTATTTCTTTTTTATCTAATATCTGAATCATATCTTCATTAAATAATGCTTGCAATCTAAAATAATTTTCTCCTTTTTTATTTCTATAATATTCTTCATTTATTGCTTTTTCTCCAAAATGGCATCCATATACTGTTACATTTTCCAATCCTCTTTCTTTTACAACTTCTTTTAATCTACTAAAAGGTCCAGTGCCTATTCCTATCTGATCAATATAAATCTCTGTTTCTGTAATTCCAATATATTTCTTTTTTAAAATATCTATCATTTTTCCTACAATTTCCATAGGATCTGATTTTGGTTCTGAATAAATTCCAATTAATTGATATTTTAAATCTTTCTTTACTCCCCAGTATATTACTGTGTGATCAAGTCCTTTGTCTGCTGGATCACAACTAATTATACGTTTATATCTTTTTATCTGTTCTTTGGCTTTAAGCACTTCAAATTCTGTGTAATTTGTGGGCTTTTTTAATTTTTTTTCTAATTCTTCCAATTCTTCTTCAAAATTAAAATCTTGTGCTTGGGCTTTTTTAATCTTAGCCAAGTTAAATATAGAATCTTCTGCTTCTTCTGGAAATTCAGATTCATATAATACTGTAAATTCAAGAGGGGTTAATTCTTTTTTTTGACTATCTATAAATTCTTGGGTTGTTCTTCCATCTTTTAGAGCTTCTTTCCATCCAACATGAATTTTATGCCATTCAGGATCTTGCCAATGTTCAAAGGCTTTATTATCTCTATCCCAAGGGTTAAATAATTCAACCAAAAGAGCTTTCTCGGGATTATCTCCTAACATTCTTGTAATTTTAGCATTTGCTGAATCTTCTATTAAACAGGCTTCATCTTTTACAACAATTCCCCCTCCACTGCCTATTCCAAAACCCATCAATCCAGTAGCAGTTCCGTGTGCTGAAAAGATCTTATATTCACATCCATTACTAAAAGTAAGTCTATTTCTACTTGCTTCTTTTTTGATTCTTTCATAACCAGTTACTTCTAAATCTGCTATTTTTAAAAGAGCATTACATTTTAATACTAATTCACTCATATAATCTCGTAAGATTGCTGCTTGTTCTCTTAATGGTCCAACAAACATTATTTTCTTGTTTTGATGCGATAAAAGGTATAAACCAATGCCTCTGCTTACACAGAATGTCTTACCCCATCTAGTCATTGCACATATGCCTATTTTTTTAATTTTTAATTTTTCCCAAAAAGCTATCTTTTTTATTACTTCTGCTTGCTTATTTGTAATTATATCTCTAAAATAGTATTCACATAAATATTTAACATTCCAATCAGCCCAAGCTTTCTCTAGAATTTCCTTTGCTTCCATAGTGTTTTTCAAAAAGCTGTCTAGCAAATTCTGCAGAGTCTATTTCTGCCTCTACATTCATTGTGGCTTTATTTTGTTGCATAAAATTAAATTGGCTTATTGTTCTAGGTATTCTTAAATCTAGTTCATGCTGTAACATTCTAGCTGCTTCTCCTGCACTTATGTTAATCTCTCTTGATCTTAAAAGCTCTATGTATCTAGCTAGTGTGGCTTTGACAATTTGTACGTGTCTTTCCTTCATTTCTGTGACAGTTTCCTGTAGTTTTGTGTCAACTTTTTTGTCAATTTGTGCCTTAAATTGGTCCCATTTGTACACTTTTCGCCATCTATAGACAGTTCTGCGACTGATTTTGACAGTTTTAGCTATATTGTCTAGTGCCATTCCTTGTGCATATAAAGCCCTGGCCTCTTTTTCTAGCTTCTCTTTTTGTTCTTTTTTCATATTTTTATAGCCTTTTTTCCAGTGAATTTTTCCCAACGTTTAATTATTACTTCTGCATAAATAGGTGATAATTCAATCATTCTACATTTTCTGGTCATGATTTCACATGCAATCAATGTGCTACCTGAACCTCCAAAAGGATCACATACAATTTCTCCTGGATCTGATAATACTTTAATATAAGGGATTAGTATGGGCAAAGGTTTAGTACCAAAAACTAGATTTTGACCACTTGCTTTTTCTGTATCTGAGGTCCAAGTTATGTGATCACTTACTTTGGCTGTGGCTTTTCGTTTCTTTCTATTAAATGAAGATTTTCCTTTTTGCCCATATAAAGCTATTTCGTAAGAATCCACTAGTTTCTGCCCTTTTTTCTCTAAAAAGTCTAAATATGCCTCCTCAGAAGCCTCATATACCCCTTTGTCGTTTGAATCTCCAAGTATTGCTATATCATATTTATTAAACAAAAAATATTCCCTTCCAAAACCTTGACATCTATTTGGAAGCCACCAAATGACCATATTCTTGATTTTCCAGTATTTAGCCATAGAGGTCCATAATTCAGGCGTATTTTTCCAATTTTCAAAAATCAATATATTTGCTCCTTTTTTATTCTGATATTGATTAGCTATTTTTAACCATTCATCAAATTCTGGAACTCCTCCTTTTTCATCCACCCCTAGGTAATGTCTTTGACCTCTAAATCCAAATCCTTTTTTAGTTTTTGTATATTCTTTAAATCTTCCTTTAGAAATAATTGATTTCCCATGCTTATTTGTTTTTCCAACACAATCATAAGATTTATCTTTAAATTTCTTAATTTCTCCTTTAGGAGTAACTATTTTTCTTGTTCTTTCAGTATAAGCTAATTTATAAGGAGGATCTGTAAACATAAAATCAAATGTTTCACAACCAAG